CAGGCGTTTCGCTGATTGACATTCCGGTTGTGTCCACATCAAACATTTGAGGGTTTGTTGCGTCATCACCTGCCGGGATAGCTGCTCCTTCAACAGGAACCTTTGCTTCCTCTACTCCGTAACCGAACGGGTCAGCATCAGCTTTTATACTTGCTTCTTGTGCTACTTCAGCCATTTTATTCTCCTTTGCGATTTGTTTTCAGCAACCGCTGTTATGATAGACCTACTTTAGTATTGGTAGCTTTTTTTACTTCTTCACGAAGTTTCTTAAGCTCATCTGAGGCTCTTTCCTTGTATAGCTGTGTAGCCATCTCGGCTTTTGCCTCAGCCTTTGCCAATTTTTTCTCAAATTCTTTAACTTCAACTCTCTTACGATCATGGATTGATTCACGTTGTGCAGTCTGAAGGTCACCTTTGAGCTTTTTAATTTGCTCAGTCTGCTGCTGAACTTGCTGCATAAGTTTCTGCATTTGCCCAGCTCTTTCCAGAACGCCTTCCATATCAGCAACATCCGTTTGTTTTAAAACTTCTGTTTGATCGATCAATCCTGATTTATATAGTTCCATATAATATTCGAATCTAGCCCATCTATTAGATGGTAAGGTAGAGCCAGAAACAACAATTATATCATATTTTCCTACTGTAATGTCATTTACTTTTTCAATTAGCTGCCCAGATACATCATCATAGATATTCTGGTTTATCCTTACTTCAGCTGGTTTATTATTCGGCTGTATCAGTCTTACTGTCTTTTCACTCTGATATACAAACTGAATCAAACCAACGACAGACCGTGCTAGTTGATTTAAAGATGCTTCAATATCATCTTTCTTTGAGTTAATTCTTCTTTGTCCAAACTCATCCATTGCTATAGTTCCTTTGAACGTCTGAGGTGCTCCACCTACATCACCCTGCATAAACGTATAGATACCTAATATTCTTTCAATATCCTGTTTTGCATCTGCTTCATTCTTATATAGCTCATTTGGTAACGGGACTGGTCCGGCTACAATAGGCTGACCGAGTTCTGGATCAAACTCTATTACAGCCGTACCAGCTTTTGCCCACTCTTCCTCAAGTTGTTTTTTGTTCATTGAGCCACGAGGTATGAGTAACTTGACGTTCGTGGAAGAGCTGGCGTGAGCAACGATGAGCGAACGAATTTTATTAATGTATTCTTGCAATCCTCTTACAAGTCTTACATCACTTGTAGGGTATGGATTACGATTATGACCATTCATAAATGGAACAATTGGATAATCCTCTATTGGAAGTACAATAGAATAAAGATATTCGTCTCCAACTGAAATACATTGTTTAATATTTGTATTCATTACCTTGGTAACCATTATCTTATCGCTATCAATAAGAATTCCTTTATCGATAACGTCTATACTTACCGTGCTATTAGGTATTGAATCTAATGTTTCTTCTCCTTTTACAGGGACAGGCTGCCCAGTTTGTGGGTCCTGTTCTAAATGATATACTTTACCAACCTGCTCTGCTATTTGCATTTGCTGGTTTACTGCTTGAGACTCTGTAAGTATTTGCTGGTCCTCAGCAGTTGTCACTATAACTGCAGGTTCTTCACGATACTCAGCATACTGAGGGTCATTTAGAATAACTTCCCTATTTTGAAAAGGGTCAAATATTTTATAATAAGGAGTTTTTACCTTTGTATATCTTTCAAATACTTCTAGTTCTCTCTCATCGTCTGTATTTAATAATGCTTGTTTTCTAGATTGCGGCACAACTTCTTCATCAAAGAGTCCAAATCTATTTTCATCATAATCACTTATATGACTTGTTTCCTGAGAACTTCTAATTGCCTCTTCAAATTCAGGATATATTTCAATTAATTCTTTTTCTGTCATTCGTTTTGCAATAATAATATTAC